ATAGGTGGTTGGAAGCAATTAGGTGCCGATAATATGACTGGTGCAGCTAGAGCCTTGCATCAATTTACTAATAGCACAGGTAGAAAGTATTCTATTATAGGATCAAACAGAATATTGTATGCTTATTCAGGTGGTGTATTCTATGATATACATCCAATTAAATCTACAAACACTTTATCAAACGCATTTAGCACGACTAACGGATCTGCAACTGTTACTATAAACTTTTCTGGTGATCACGGAATACAAGCAGGAGACATTGTTTTATTAGATAACTTTTCATCAATTACAAACTCAAACTTCGGTGCATCTGATTTTGACGATATAAGATTCATGGCAACAACAGTGCCTACATCAAACACAATTACTATTACGATGCCATCAGCAGAAACAGGATCTGGAGCAACACAATCCGGTGGTATCAGGGTTAGACATTATTACAGAGTTGGACCAGATGTGCAGTCACAAGGTTTTGGTTGGTCACTTGGATCTTGGGGTGGACAAGAAGTTGGAGCTTTTACAACTGTTCTATCAGGAGATATAGATGCTTCTACAACAAGTATAACATTAAACGATGCATCACAGTTTCCATCATCGGGAACAAACTTTGTTCAAATTGGGTCAGAAGAAATATCCTACACAGGTATATCAACAAACACTTTAACTGGTGTTACGAGAGGAGTAAGAAACACTACAGCAGCATCACACTCATCCGGTGATACAGTTACAAACACATCTAGTTTCGTAGCATGGGGTGAAGCAGCATCAGGAGACTTAATAGTGGATCCTGGTATGTGGTCTATTGATAACTTTGGTGACAAAGCAATTTGTTTAATTGTTGATGGTGAAGTTTTTGAATGGGACTCTTCAGCGACAGATGCAACTAATTCTAGAGCAACTATTATTTCAGGTGCACCTACAGCATCAAGACATATGCTTGTATCTACACCGGATAGACACTTAGTATTCTTTGGTACAGAAACAACGATTGGTACAAAGTCTACACAAGACGATATGTTTATTAGATTCTCTACTGTTGAGGATATTAATACGTACACACCTACAGCAACCAATGACGCTGGTACACAAAGACTGGCCGACGGATCACGGATCATGGGAGCGATTAGAGGTAGAGATGCAATCTATGTATACACAGACACAGCACTATTCTTAATGCGTTTTGTTGGCCAACCTTTTACATTCTCATTTGTGCAAGTGGGTACGAACTGTGGATTAGTTGGCAAGAACGCGGCGGTAGAAGTAGATGGCGCTGCATACTGGATGTCTGAGAACGGTTTCTTTAGATATGCTGGTGCTTTAGAATCATTACCTTGTTTGGTAGAAGACTTTGTTTACGATGATGTTAATTTAGATTCTGGTAATCAAATGATATCTGCAGGTTTAAATAACTTGTTCGGTGAAATTATGTGGTTCTATCCAACAGCTAACTCTGGTGTAGTTAATAAAATGGTTTGTTATAACTACTTTGACTCTTCACCACAAAGACCAATATGGACGATAGGCACATTAGCTAGAACAGCATGGGCAGATTCAGCTGTATTTGGTAGTCCACATGCGTTAGAGTATGATGCAGACGGTGTTGAAGGCGCTACTTCATCTACATATGTGCAAGGAAATACAGATGGTATATCAACATACTATCAACACGAAACAGGAACAGATCAAGTTAAAGGCGGTGCAGTAACAGCGATTACCGCCAACATATTATCTGGAGACTTTGACATAACACAAAGAGTTCAAAGAGGAACAACGTCTTCCGTGCCTGATCTTAGAGGAGATGGTGAGTTTTTAATGAAGATAAGAAGATTTATACCTGATTTTGTTTCACAAACAGGAACAACTAGAGTAACATTAAATTTAAGAGATTTCCCAAATGACACTGCAGCGAGTTCATCTTTAGGACCGTTTGATATTACATCAAGCACAAAGAAAGTAGATACACGAGCTAGAGGTAGGGCCATAGCAGTTAAGATAGAAAACACAAGCACTTCTCAAGATTGGAAGTTAGGAACATTTAGATTGGATATACAAGCAGATGGAAGAAGATAAAAAAATAACAGACTTTATAAAACCAAGTGTTGAGTTTACTAAATCAGGTAGACAAGACATACCAAATACTCCTTTGGAAATAGATAAAACAGCTTTAAATGCTTTAGTTGAAGCAGATATACCAGTAACGGATAAATTAAATATCATTGCCAATATTTATTATGGAAAAAACAGAGATCAAATTTTTTTTGATAACCAAGAAATATTTGTTGATGAGGGTAGAGGTAAAAGTAGAGATGTAGGTATTAAATATAATTTTGACGACGATGATCAAGGTCTAGGGCTATTGCTTAAAAAGAATATTGATACAGGTGAAGATGAGGCTAGGCTTAGATTTTTAAAAAAATTTTTATCCGGAGGAATGGTATAATGGCAAAGATAGTACAAGTATTAACGAGACCCAGTGAGACTTACAAACAATCTGTAGCTGATGCACAGGTTAGGGACCTTGACGGTGTTATACAAAAATTAAATACAACATATCAACAAGAATTAAAAGATGAGATGGAAGCTGAAAACTTCTTTATAAATTAATGGCAAATAGTTTTATTAATAAAAAAGCAGATCTAACGACTACAAATCTTACGACACTATATACAGTGCCATCGTTTAAAACATCTGTGGTAAAATCTATTTTGGTATCTGAAGATGCAGGATCAGGAGCTAATATAACAGTGACGTTGGTGGACGCATCGTCTAATATATTCAGCTTATTTAAGACAAAAGCTATATCTTCAAATGCTACAACAGAGCTATTAACGCAACCTCTTGTTATGGAGGCGGGTGAAGCTTTGAAAGTCCAAGCTAGTGATGCAAACGAATTGCATGTCATAGCTTCTATATTAGAAATAGAACCAAGAGAGGTAACAACGTAATGGAAACTATAAAACCAGAGAAGATAATAACAACTATATCTAACCTTAAAACAGGTGAAGTATATAAATCAGAGGACGAATGGAAGGCTAAAAACGTGCCAGAAGCGGAGATTAGACGAGATATTAAAGTTATCATGCCTTCGCTTGATTTGTTCCCTAAAACAAAGTAGTGTGAAAAAATGGCAATCAATAGATCAAAAATAGCAAGACAATTACTTCAAGAGGGTGGGGTTAGTGTAGATGATAGATCTACAGCAAACCTTATAGATTCTAGAATGAATCGGTCTTATGATGAGAACCGTGCTAGAAATGAAATTCAAAGAGAAATGGGAGCTGCTCGTAGAAGTGGTAACTTTAGAGATTTTTTATTAAAAAATGTAGGAGCAGGTGGAGCATCAATGTACGGAGATATGTATGATAAATTTACAGGAACTTATCAATCAATGAGAGATTCTGTAATAGATCAAATATACAGACAAAGAATGAACGCACCAGAACCAGGACCATTTATTGAAAGGGATTCTTTAACAGGGTTACCAGTAACAGATATGTTGCCAGGGATACCTGGAATGAGAAGTCTTGCTGAAGAAGACGCTATTAGAAGAAGAGTTTTAGAAGCACAAATGAACGAAAGTGGAAGAACATTTGCTGACGGAAAATATGCAAATGAGGCTGAAGCAATAGCTGACCTTGGTTTAGAGAGATATAATCAATTGTTTAGTAAAGGTGGAGAAGTACCTAACTCTCCTGGTAACACAACTTTACAAAGAGTTTTACCAAGAAAGGATGGTCAAAGACCCGGCTTCTTTGGCCCTGATATGGGCGAAGGCGGTAAAGAGTCAGACTTTGGATTAAGTGATTATAGCACAAGCGACATAGATTTTGGTGGTGTGTCCGGTGGATCAGACGAACAATTTGAGGCTACTGCTGAAGCATTAGGAGTACCAAAAACTCCGAGGTTTACAGATAATTTTAGAGCTAACACTTTAAAAAAACAATTAGATATTATGTATGGAAACACAACTCTTTTTGGTAGTATGAATCCATTTAAAGGACCAGCATTAAGTGTATATGACAAAGATTTTTTAGGTGCGGGTCAAAAAGATAAAGACGTTGTTGGTCTTGATCAATACGGTATGAAAGGTAGCGACCTAACTAGATCTCAAAATATACAAGAAGCATTAGACACGTTTCAAAAAACAGGTCAATTATCTCAAGATAAATTTAATGAAGTTTTTGGAGCAAAAGGACCTACAAAAACAATAGGAGATAATAGTGAACCTATACGTCCTCCTATAATTCCAAAACTACCATCAGACATAGAGCCTGAAAAAAGTGATTATGATGAGTTTGTACAAAGATTTACACTACCTGAAAGATTTAGATTAGCAGAAGGTGGAGAACCAAGACAAGCGTATGGTCTAGGTAAGTTAGTTAAAAAAGTTACAGGCGCTGTTAAGAAAGTCGCTAAATCAGATTTAGGTAAAGCAGCGTTGATAGCAGGAACAGGTTATTATTTAGGGGGAGGTAGTATGGGTCCTTTTGCTAAATTTTTACCCACTATGAAATATGGAAACGCAGCAGGAACAGGTTTTGGTTTCGGTAATATTTTACCAAATGTATTAAGTAGTTTTGGTGCAACAGGTCTTGCTGACAAAGCTTTTACTATGGGAACAGCTGGTAAAATAGCAACAGGTATTGGTGCAACAGCTCTTGCAGGAGGATTATTTAGCTCTAAACAAGAACAAGAATCTATATCTAGTAGAATAGCTGATAGAACAGGTTTAGATATAGAAGGTATTAGAAAAGAAGTACAAGAAGCTTACGCATCCGGTAACACAGAAAAATTAAGAACTAAATATCCTTTCTTAATCACTGAATCAGCTGCTGCAGCTGATGGCGGTAGAATAGAAAAAGCCATAGGCGGTGTCATAAACGAAGAAGACGAAATGTTAGATATGGGTGGCAATGAAATGGACCTTAGAGGTGGTGGATTTGTGCCTTTAGGAGAATATGAGAAGAAAGATGATGTGCCAGCAAGATTATCAAAGAATGAGTTCGTATTCACGGCTGATGCAGTAAGAGCAGCAGGTGGAGGAAGTGTTGATAGAGGCGCAGATTTAATGTATAAAACAA